ACAACGCTTTCAGCCGTCGAGTTCGTGAATTTTAATTGGTATATGTCCGTTTGAATCGTTAAATGCTTATCTCAAGGCGTTTATCGGTTCTATTTTTTTGTGAAATTTTAAGCTGCTTAGTAAAAAAGAATTTTTTTAATTTAGATCAAAAAAGGAAAAAATACCAAAAAAAGACAAAAAAATTTTTTTTGTCAAAAAAAATAAAAAAAACCGCGTCAGTCCGAGGAACGCTGATGGGCAATTGCACATGGAGCTCGCCCTTGGTCACCGACTTATCCAGGTTGGCACCATCGGTTGCGGGGCGTTCGTTCATATCGAAGCCGATCCGCTTATGACCAAGGAGCCAGGGACGGGAGAACTGTTCTTGAGGAACGGTAAAGCCCTGCATGAGTTCGGCAACCAGGGTTTCGGCGTTGCTAAATCCCGTGGTTTCGTTGCCAGCGTATGAGGCGTGCAATTTGGCAAACGCCTGGACAGTGCGAGCCATGTCCAGGTTAGCCAATGTTGACGTGATGGTATGGTTAGCCAAATCGGCAGAAATGTTTTGCAAATCCACGGTCAGCGACCCTTTAGGGTCATATGCATATTCGGTTTCGGCTTCATTACCGCCAATAGTATCCGTCACGCCATACGTGCGGCCAGCCCTCAATCGAGCACGAGCAGCCGTGTTTGGCTGGGTATTGCCATTAGCCATAACCCAGCGGCTAGCCATGCGTTTTGCGGCGTTCAACAGGATCTCGGGGTTGCCTTTTAGCGGCACAGTGCCCTGGGAGACATCCAGGTCTAATGCACCCAGTAGGAGAGCACGCTCATAATCAGGAACCACGCGACTATACCGACCAGTCGGCCAGAACGCGCGAGCCAGAGAAACAGAACTATCGACATCCTCTTGAGTATACTTTCGCAATTCGAGTTTCGAGGAATGGGCAGCTAGACGGAAATTCACGACGCTGTTGTATGCGTCGATGAGGTCTGTGTTGACATTCTCGCCGGTCACGGCGTGGATGCCCATGGTTTTGAAAATCTCGCTTTCGACAACGGTTTTAAGGGCTGGACCCTCGACCATTGCGAAATATGGCGGGGGATCGCGGTCGGGTTGGCCGAGCGCTGTAATCTGACGCCCCTGGTATGACGCCATAAATTCGTCATAGCCGGCGAATTGCGGCTGGCTGTTTTTCGGGATGAACCAAACTTGAAGATTGCCCTCAACACCGTTGAGGACAGGTTTGGGCATATCGGCTAGGCGAACATCCAGAGCGAATGTGCCAGCCGCGCTATCACCCCGCAACATGGGAGCATAGGCAACCGGGATTACAAGACCAGCTCGGCCGGAGGACATGATAACGGAGTTATCCTCGCGGTTGGTCCGGTTGAATTGAACGGGGGTATTTGATTGACGCGCCATGTTACTGCTTTCTGTTACGTTTCGGTGTTCCGATAGGACGGAACCACCAGTTGTCACTGTCAGGGTCGGAGAGCGGCCAGTGAAGCTTGCCGCTCTCTTTGTCTTTAGTAATCCACGGAGTGCCCTCCGGGGAAACTACGCCAGTATGCATATAAGTCCGAATATCAGGATTGCGGACAGCGGACTCAATGTCCGAGGTAGTGTCGCCCACGAGTTCCTCGAGGTGGCCGACGTTCATCTGGTCCCACGGTTTTATTTTGAGGGCATCGGCGTGACCTTTGGTAATAGTGGTCCTGACCCCATCGGGGTAGATAACAGGGACCAATTCAGCCGATTTGGACCACGGAGATTTAGGTGGCCGACCCGTGCGTGACGGATCGGAAAAATTGGCGTCAGAAGCTTTAGCCTTGAGACTAGGACGCGATAGCATTTCGCGCCGTGGCGGCGGATTGGACGCCGCCCGGCGCAGGGTCGGAGCGGTTTTGGCTTTCGCTTTGAGGTTATCCATTTGGATTTTGGCTAGGTCCAATTCGGCCCTAGCTTTTTGTGCCTCAATCGCGGCTCGATCGGTAAATTGAAAACCAACGTCCTGAATTCCGTTGGAGATCATTTCAATAGATGCGAGCGGCGAAATGGTCCCAGAGGACAGACCAGTAACGCCGCCAAGGCCACCGCCCATGAGAGCGGTTAGAGGGTTGAAACCACCTAACTCGGCACTCTCGCGCAAACGCACGAATTGTTGGCGTCCATCCTCGAGTTGTTGCGCCCGCGCTCTAGCAGCGGCGCGTTTCTCGGATTTTCGGCCAAAAATGCCAGATAGGATTTTAGCGCCGCCGAGAGCAGCGCTAACCAAATCCACCATAGGTTGTTACTCCACAAATGGGAGGACAAAACCTAGGCCACAGGCAATCGGTTTTGCCTCTGGGACGATAAATAGGGCGATTGTAATTACTACGCCCAGAATGTAGGGGATCATTTTTTTTTGCACCACGGAACGAATTGACGGCTACCGCCGCCACCTCTGCTAGTGAGCGGTCGAGCTTTACACGTCTCTAGCCGCTCTGGTTTCAGTTTAGGCTCCTCCCGTTTCACGGTCGAAGCCAGTTTATGCGAACGATCCTCGGCCAGCTTGCGCTTAGCCGGTGACACAGCCTCAGCCCTCGAAACCGCAGGTGTGCGATCCTCGGGCCTATAGCTGTGAACAGTCCGCCTCACTGAGGAAGGGGCAGGGGTGCGCTCTGTATCACCAAGCCGAGTGGGCTTGTGATACAGGGATGCAGGCAGCGTTTCCGCTGCGAGTTTCCTAGCCTTTGCTACAGCAAAGGTAGTGCCAGCCGAGTTCGGCAGAGGTTTATCTGCCGAACGAGCTGGCGTTGAAACCTGTTCGGTTTCACGTCTATCGCGAATTTCGCGTTTTTTGGATTTGCGCACCATGCAACTCCTACAGGTTGCGCGATCCTTCCATCCATTTTCGAGAACTGTCAATACGTTGACGTTCCATTTTCTCACGAAAATCATTTTCGTCCGCGTTTTTTTTGCGGTCGAAATAGTCTTGTTCGTCCTCGGGAGTCATTGGGCCAACATTCGCCAGGTAAATCTGCCGAAGGCCCTTCTCGATAAAGTGACGAACCCATTTCGTGAGCTGGTCAAGCGGTGGCGGATCTGGATGGTATCGCAGCAGGGCAAGGACATAGTCACGACGAGTCGCCCCAGTGAGCAAATATTTGCGATTAGACTGCGATCCTGGTGGTCGATACTCGAACCCCCGAGGCCAGACACCATGCGCGGCGAGGTGTCTGGCCTGATTATCAAAGAACTGCGCACCGATTGAGGGTTTTTTTGACAAAGAGAACCAGGTTTCTTTGTCTTCTGCTTTCAGCAGGTATTTACAGACATAGCGGATTGCCCGCTCTGACTGTGTGAAATCTGCATAGAGATGGCCATGCGGCCACACGTCATGGTCGTTGCAGTTTTCCCTGTCCGGCCACGGTAATTCGCGGGCGAGATGGGAGAAAAACAGGATCACATGAAAATGCGCCCTGGCCTTTAACTCCCCATACTCACCCGCGACCAGGTACCGGACAGAGTGGCCCCGCCGTCGCAGCCGACGAATGAACGTCTGGAAATGGAAAGGCGTGAGGACCTTATCGGCCAGATCCTCACGCGGAGCATAGGTTAGGGTAACCGTGACAACTTTTTGGCAATAGTGTGCCTCGCACAATGCGCGGCCCACATAGGAATTGAGCCGGTCGGCGATGCACGACCAGCATTTCTTGCAGGGAACAGGGAGTTGAACATATTTCGGCCCCCGAAGAGCGTAGATGAAGGATGGCTGGATGCACACAGTAACGTCTTTTTTTGGCGCCCATGACTTAGGCGGGACCACTAGAAGGGTCTTATATCAAGGAGGGACAGACCCAGTCCCGCGCTACATTGAAAGGTAGCGCGGGACAGATGGGGGGAATTAGCCTCCGATAGTTGGAGTCTCCGGCGAATTCCCCCCATCTGTTTTAGAGGCCCAGAGAGCCGCTAGGAGCCGCATAGAGCGCGCGCGGTGCGAACATGGCGGGCATAGTGCTAACTCTTGTGTAGCGGGCTTGTGGCGGCTGGTGGGCCATAGGGGAGAGGGGGTTGACGGCTGTCATGGCTTCAGACCGAAATAACGGGCATTCTCTGCCCTTTCGGCTTCAGTGACGGGGGCATGTGGCCCTGGACCCGTCAACAGTGCCTTGCTGGTCATGCGGATATGTTCCGCATTTGGCGGAGAAACAGGGAGCGTCTTCCAGTCGCGTAGCTCCCAATGGGCAGGGTCCCATCCTAGACGATCCGTTGGGCGTTTGCGCCAGTCGCCGCCCCAGACAATCTCATATCGATCTTTCAGGGGCGTTTTGCGCATGAGCGCATCGTGAAGGTCTTTGCCCAGCTTGCCAACCAGGAGCCATTCATCGGTAGTCAGGTCCCAGAAATAATTGCAGTGGACAATGTCAACAGCACCGCCCCGGCAATGCGGGGCGTTAGGCCAACGGGCCTTACTGGTCCCTTTAGCCAGGTATTCGTCCTGGTCTTTTTTCGAGCGAACTGCTTCGAACACGTAAAAGTGAATGTTTCGTTTGCGGAGAGCGGCCAGGAGCCGACCAGCGAACTCCTGGATGCGAGGATCAGCGCCATTCCAATTGGCGCGATCCATTTGTCGCAAATGAGCATTGCTCAGGAGGTGTTGGGCGTTCATCAGACGCGCGGGGGCGTCGAATTTCTCACCGTCAACAGGAATGACGAAAAACCGATCGGGGATCGGCTCGCGTTCGTTGTGAAACGCACGATAGATTTCCTGCGGAGTTTTAAGCAGCCCCTGCAGGTAGGCTTGCCAAGCTTTCGAAATGCGCATATTGTCGGTCCTCGCACCATGTAACGAGGGCGGGCGCTTCATTGCGCCCGCCCTTATCTTTTTGTCGGTCAGCTCGCAGGATTTTCCGACGGGTCCGGGACAGGCGGCTGTGCCTCACGAGCAGCTTTCAGCTCGGCATTGAGCGCATGCTGTGCCGCGATCATGCTCTGCATTTCGGCCATCTGCTCTTGTTGAGCTGCACGGAATTGGCGTTGCTGCAATTCCAGGAGACGAGCCTCGCCTGTCACCGCCAGGAGCGTTCCGCTTTCATGGGCCGAGCGATCCATGTTGGTGAAAATCTCACCACAGCAATGTATCGGGTCGAGGTGCGGCCAGAACAAATAGACGCGAGTGCCCGTGGGAGCGTCATATTCGACGCTCAGTTCTTGCGTCGTCGTGATGTCAATTTCTTGACCATAGCCCGCGAGCGCCTCGAAACCGTTTTCATCCGTGACATAGACGTTGATGGGCGCGGATGCCCGCAACCACAAGCGCCCCTGCGGCGCGAGGAATTTGTTGTCTTTGCCATCGATACGGCTCCACTCAGAAGGGTTGAATTTGCTCATAATCACGCGTCCTTGACAGCTTGATAGTCGTCGTTGTTCTCGATCAGGACGTCGCCGATCTGGGTGAGACCATTAATCGTCATGTTCAGACGACCAACGTATTCAAACGCTGGCGCACTCCGGTCAGAGAACACGTCATGCGGGAAATTCGCGGGCGCCAAGAAATGGTCCTCGGTAAATTTCGGGTCTTTGACCTCAGCTAGCCACAGCGCGGAACGCGCTTCACGCCAAGGAGCGTTAGGGTCGGGCTGATAGAAGTTGCCGCCCAGGCGAACAAACGAGCGGTTCCACACGTCGTTCAGTGGTTCAAATCCATACGCAGCATTGGGGGTAGCGTGTTTCGCGTCCAGGCGACGGTTCTGGACGATATTGACAGGCTCGACAATCTGAACGTCACGGAGCGCATCAGGCAGGCCCTGGACGGTTTCGATATGCAGAAATTCGTCGGACTGGCGCTCATAGAGCCGTTCGGGCAACACCTCGAGCGTCACCAGAATGATACCGCCCGCGTCAGTCCGAGGAACGCTGATGGGCAATTGCACATGGAGCTCGCCCTTGGTCACCGACTTATCCAGGTTGGCACCATCGGTTGCGGGGCGTTCGTTCATATCGAAG